CATCTACCAAGGGCAACACCACACTCCCAAAGGTAGGGCCATTGCCATGAGTGATGTGCATCCTGGAGCTGTTTCTTAACGCCATCGTCCTTTTGTTTGAGGCAAAAGAATTCTAGCTCTGGAAGAAGTGGATGCTTCCTCCAAGCAAAGTTATCTAGTAGGTCTTCAACGTTTGGTGTTATAGAAGAGAATTTAGCAGGAATGTCCATTCATCTTTCCTCAAGTTCCAATCATAATTTCTATCAAAGTATTCCTTCTGGGCCTTTAGATAGTTGTCAACAGAATTCTTCTTAACTACATCAATTGCATGATATAAGATTTTAAAGAACATATTAGCATGGCTATTAACATCTTCCGTATAGTTATACATTAAGGCGTAATTAGCACAGGTCTCAGGCAATGCAGCAAGAGAAGATGTTACAGTTAAGCATTGAGCAGACATCGCCTCTAGAGCACATAGGCAGCTTGTCTCTTGCCAAATAGATGGGTAGGCAAAGATATGGGCTTTACCAATAGCCGTTCTGAGTTCATCCTGGGTGACAGAACCGTGATAGGTCATGCTTGGATGTTCCTGAATCTCTTTAAAGAGCTCCTGATATGGAGCATCTCTTTCAGCCCAACCATATAGCTTAAAGCTCGAGAATACGTCTAGATGAATATCAGGATGATACTTCAGCATCTCTTTAAACACTGGTACTAGAATCTCTAGGCCGCGGTGAGGTGTTGGGTGGTAGATTAGTCTAATCTTATTGTGTCTGATATCAGATTCATCTAGAGGCGACTTATCAATCATATCCATTGGAATAGGGTTGATTGCATTCTTGATTACTACACCTTCTGAGTATGGTACACCAAGGACAGTGTTGTACATTTGCTGCTGCCAATGAGACACAAAAACAATCTTTTTAAATTGCTTTCTATACTCTGGATCTTTTAGCTTGGCTGATTCAGGGTCCCAAGGTAGATCATGCAACCAAAGGATTGGAATCTTATCTGGATTGATTTCCCTAACTCTAGAAGGAATAATTTGAAACTTACTTAGTAGTTCCTTATCAACATACTGCTCAAGCCCTTCAGCCATAAGCTCTGTACCACCTTTAGAATTCTTATTTGTTTCATTTCTTTCAATCACTAGTTTCATTTTCTTCTCTCACTTTGAATTCTGATGTTTCAACATTTAGTAGAGTTGCCTTCTTTCTAAATTTATCCATCATTAATTGAACTTTATCCTGAAGCTCAGGCGTATTGACAAGAGGCTCCATCTCGTGGAAAATAATCTTCCCTTGATCCCGTAACCTTTGAATGTATCGTTTATCAGGATGACCTTCTACGAGCATTCCGGCATGAGGGTTAGAGTTGCTACCCTTTAATGATGGAACGGGTAAATGAAAACTACTTACTTCATTTACCTCACCATTCATCTCATACTGTACTTTACCTTCGAAGAAATCAAATCCAATTACATGGAGCTCTTTATAGGAGCGGATGATATTTGTAAAATATGCTAATGTCAATGCACCCTGAGATGCTCGCTGATTAATATCTACAGTACCATAAGCAGTTTTAATTAATGCTCTTGTCTTCTTTATATCACCCATCACGAAGTAATCTTTATATATCTCAAAGTCTTCTTCGTAAAAATGTTTGGATATTGTTGTCGTACTTTTCTTTGAATCGTATACGGATATCTGAGATATATTTAAAACTTGGTATGGTGTTCCCTTAAAATCAGGATAGTGATTGGCCCTCAATATAGAGAGAACCCACACATCTGTTTTGCCACCTAAGTGTTCTTTAAACTCAGGCCACGGATATCCTTTACCCATCCTAACAACCACATCAAAGCTATCAATAAACTCACCGTATGGTTTATTAAACAGAGAAATTGAATTGCCAACAATAAGAACTCTCTTATTCTGACAGTATCCAATTAATCTATTTTCAAACTTATCGTTGAGTCTTCTATTCCACATGTTAGCAATTCTCTAGGTCAGCACCAACAAAATTAAAACTATCCATATTACATAATACTGTTGGCGTATCAGGTAATTTCATGTATTTTGAATTATGCTTTATGTATCTCATCTTGTTGGTGCCACCTCTATCATCGCTCCAGTGGTAAAGCAACACAAAGGCCTTGCCTCCTCTATTTTTATCTACGACGTTGACCCACCAATCAGCTGATTTTAAATTTATATGAAGATTGATTTTGCTGGAACCTTCAGTTGTATAGTTTTGGGAGGGGCTGCCGGATACAGAAACAATTACTACACCATCTTCCTTTGTGTAATCAAAAAGTTCTTTGATAACTGATTCCACATACGCTTCGGGTATATGTTCTCCAACATCAATCATCATCGTGACATCAAATAGTGTTCCTTTAGATGGCTTAACATTATATTTTGCTACTGCGGGGTCATAACAATAATAGCATTGTAAGTAACCTTTCAGTAATGTGTATATGTTATCACTATAGGATAAAAATGAATTTATTTTTGTGTGCTTCTCAAAAGTGTGTTTGGCTTGACCGCACCCATAATCTAAAATACTCACAGCTCTTTTTTTTCTGTTTATTGTATCTATGATAATTGGTAATGATACATGGGTTGTGACTGTACCATCCCCGTAATAGCCATTAGTAGGACCTTCAAAATTTGAGTCTGCTGAAAAAACGTAATTGTTTCCAGAATATATGTCTTTATATTTCTGTATTTCTAGATCAAATTCATTATTAGAATCTACCATATCTCTCTTCTACCTTGTGTTTATAGAAATTAAATCTATCGGCAAATTCAACATTCTCGTATCCAGGATGCCAAGGGCCTCCGTCTGTAAAGTGAATTGCTTTTGGATTAACTTCATCGTTGTAGTAACCTACAAGATAGTTATATGTATGGGGTATAGAACCAATGTATTGATCATCGCACCAGCTAAACTCATGTAGGTAACCAGCTGGTGATTCAGAAACGACTTGTGGAGTCAACCTTTTTGTAAAGGCATGATCACAATTGAATACCATTAATGAAGACCAATTCTTTCTTGGATACCAACTTTGTTTTTGGCCATCCATCTTTAGCGGTTTAATTTGATCCTTCTGAATATTATGTTTAACTACACTAACAGCTTTGGTTGGATCAATAACATCTAGAAGTTCAAGAGGGTCACAATTCCAAATAAAGTCGCTATCACAAAAGATAGCATACCCATAGAAACCCTTGAGGTAGGGAGTTAGGAATCTTGTAAACGCAAACTCTGTACTACCAACAGCTTGCTCTCTCCAGAAGTAACCTCTACTCACGACAGAGGTTAAGTGTATTGTTTCAACTTGTATTTTTGAATAGTCTTCAATAGAGAGTCTGCATGTATCAGCTATACCAGCCTGCTTACTATCATGCCCAATAAAGAGTTTTACTTTCTCTTTCACTTAACCTCTCCAGTATTAACATCAGTGTAGTATCCACTTTGTACGGCATCATAATGCCAAATATTGAAGTTAGGAGAATTGTAAAAACGCAACGAGGTATTGCATGTTGGTTTCTTACCAACTGCCTCTAACTCCTTCCATCTTTCTTGGGAGACACTTGTTGGCTCTACCCACTCATTGTCGTTATTTTGAATTAACAAAAATGATCGGTCACCGCAATACCGCTTAATGGCATCTACCCACCAATTTAAATCTTTAATTGTTGCATGGAGATTCTCTCCATCCTTAAACATTTTCTTAGCAGGGTTGGAGGAAATTGAGAATATAATTGTACCATCTTCCTTAGTATAGTTACCAATCTCTGTTAGAACCTGGGGCACAAACTCCTCTGGCACATGCTCCATAACATCAGCACAGCATGTAATATCAAACACCATACCAGTTGGCGGTTTAGTTGCATATTGTGGTACGGCTGGGTCATAAGAATAATAGCATTGAATCATGCCATTTAATCTACCAAGTAGTGTCTTATTGCCGTGGGCTGAAAGGGGCATGTATGTGTGGATAGCCTTTCCACACCCATAGTCGAGTAATGTTACTGCTCTACCCTTAGCATTGATTACTTGTTGAATGTAAGGTGGGAACTTCTTACCAAGCTGGGAACCATCAAACAGAGTTTTACCTTTGGATGGGTCTATTTCGTTGGTGTGGAGATTGCCATCAAGTGCCAAGTACTTCTCAGCAGCAGTATGGATTCCCTGGTATCTTAAAATATACTCTTCTAATTTGTTCATTTCAATTCCTACTAAAGAAATAACTAATGCTATATTTAGTCCTTCTTTAGATAGGGGCTAAGAAAATGTCTAATTAACTTATTGTTAATCATCGAAGGTATATCTTGGAATGGTTGCTCAAGTAGATACCTACAACCACTAGACCAATTTGATTGCTTAATGAAGTTAGCATAATCCTCAACATGCTCACTATTAGCTGGATCAAAATGAATTCGTTCACGAGGCTTCAACACACTTTCACTATACATGATATTACTCCCTAGGCAATCTTTCTTGCTAGTTCTAACACTTGATTCACTATTGGATTGTTTCTGTTTTGAACGTATCCTGTTCTTATAAACCATCTTGCATTCAGTGGCGTGGCGGCCTTCCTGTCCTCTGGTACGTTTAACTTTTGAATTAACTTTTCGTATAATTCAACATTAGTGTCCTTGATAACCCTGTTCATATGCATGTTGCTCCAATTCTCTCATTTCTTCACTTAGACGCTGTACACAACCTCTGTTGTATTGCCAGTATAATCTTGAATCTTTATGATATGGATTCTCTCTATCACACAACTTGTATACGTCTGCTTGTCTATATCTTGGCTCTCTCCAACTTCTATCGTCGTGATAACCATAGGTGTATCCTTGACTGTTACCTAGTACTTGTGGGCCAACATTGTAGCCTATAATTGCTCCAAGTACTGTTGCTACCTTCTTCCCATCTCCACCACCAATAGTGGAACCAAGGTAACCTCCTGCAATTGCTCCAAGAAGTTTCTCATCTTTATCTTCAGCATAAGCTGCTGGCACAAAGAGTACAAGTGTTAGTAGCAGTAACTTCTTCATACACACCTCCAAGGTTATACGAATATTTATATTGAATGTGGAGTATCAGAGAATATAACTTGAACATTATCTGGTAATGCTCTCACAATAACATCGATTAGCCCAAGGCGGCTACCAGCATCCAACTCAACATCATTCTTAAAATATCTATATGCATTAGCCTGGTCAA